TGAAGACCTCAGAGCTAAAGCTAAAGCTGGCTTAGCTAAGATGGACGAGGATGGTCGTATTGGTGGTGACACTGGTGGCCCCAATGAAGCCCCTGAAGGTCTAGGTGGTGAGGAGGAGTTATCTCCAGAAGAGATGCAGATGCTACAACAAGTAATGTCTGAGGGTGAGCCACAGATGGCTACAGGCGGTTTAGTTCCTCGTTTCCGTCCTGGTTATGCTGATGGTGGTGCAGTAGGTGCTGAACTTCCTGAGTCTACTTTTAAACCTAGTGACTGGGGAGTAGGAAGTACTGTCGGATCATTGTCCGGTACCTCGACCCAAGGGAACGTAGGTTCATACTATAAAAGATTTAAAGGACCTGATGGTACTGTCAAAATGATTCTATTTATTGGCGGTAAACCTCAAGCTCCAATCCCAGAAGGATTCACTGAAGTTAAAGATGCCGTTAGTGAACAAGAAGAGAAGACTGCTGAGAATGAAGCACAACCTGCTGACTTCGGTGGACTAGCTGACCATGACCCAGACGCTATCAGTGAAGAGAGTAACAACGCAGCTGGTAAGGCTATGGCTGAGGACCCTGCTGCAGCTTATTCAGAGGCTATGGGTAATTTGGGTAGTTCTAATATAGGTGCAATGGCTATCGGTGCTATAGCTGGTACAGCCTTAGGTGCTGGTCCTTTAGCTGGAGGGAAAGCTGGGAGTAAAATAGGAGAAGTCATGAATGTTAGCAAGGCAAGGTCTTCCCAAGAGTTTGCAGAGGCTCAAGGTATTGCAGTGTCTGACGAGGACAAATCCACAGTAGCTGAGGCCCAAAAAGGCTTAGGCAAATTCTGGGGGGGTGTCGCTGAGTACCTGGCTGGAAGTCAGGTTGCTTCTGCAACAAACTACTCAGCTAGTAAGACTGCTACTGCTTCTACAACTGCTTCTACAACTGCTTCTACAACTCCTGCGTCTACTTCAGCTACTTCAGCTCCTGCTGCCCCTGAGGCTCCATCTGGCCCTTCACCTGATCCTACTGGTGGGGATAAAACAGGTGGTGGTCAAAGACACAAAGGTGGGTTTGTAACTCGTCGCACTAAGAAACAACCAACGAAAGAGAAGAAGACTACTACGAATACTAAACGAACTAAAAAGTAAGTGGCTACCCGATTAAGTTCGGCCCCAAACAAAGGAATACAAATTGTCTAACCGAGTAATGATCCAACCACAATCCCGTCGTTCAGCACAAATCGAACAAGAAGAGAAAGAGTTGAATGAACTAATTGCTTCTGCTGGTAAAGCCCCTAAAGAAGAGGAGGCTCCACAAGAAGAGGAAGAGATTGCAGTTAAAGAGGTTAAGAAACCTAAGGTTAAAGAAGTAAAAGAAGAAGAAGAAGCTAAGGAAGGTACTGAAGAGGAATCAGAAGAACTTACTAGTGAAGAGAAAACTTTTAAGAAACGCTATGGTGATCTTCGTCGTCATGCTGCTCAAGTAGAGAAAGACCTACGGGAGAAGATTGATAAACTATCTAGTAAAGATGCTAGTGTTGTTGCCCCAGCCTCAGATGAAGACCTCGATGAGTGGGCAAAGAAGTACCCTGATGTAGCTTCTATCGTAACGACTATTGCTGACAAGAAGGCAAAAGAACTGTTCTCTAAAGCTGAAGAACGTCTGGCACGACTGGATGAACGTGAAGCTGAAGCTGATAAACGTACTGCTGAGCAAGCTATCGTAGCGGTTCACTCTGACTTCATCGACCTACGAGAGTCTGATGAGTTTCATGACTGGGTAGACGAACAACCTAAGTGGGTCCGAGATGCTCTCTACGAGAACGAAGATGATCCACAATCCGTAATTCGAGTACTAGACCTTTACAAAACTGATAAGGGGCTAACACTCAAAGATATTAAACGAAGCCAGAAAGATGCTGCTAAGGCTGTTGCTAACACCAACGCTAATGAACCTGACCTTGGAAAGGGTAAGACCATTAGAGAGTCTGATGTACATAAAATGTCTGATGCTGAGTTCGAGGAAGCACAAGCTGCTATCTCTGCTGCTCAACAAGCAGGTACCTTCGTTTATGATATGACTGGTGGAGCACGATAACCCTCCACTAGTTTCACTAATAGACTACTAAGTAAGTAGTTTATACTATAAGCCTAAACAATCAAAGAACCACCTGAGTAAGTACAGGCCCCTACCGTATCATTCTGGCCAGTCTGATGCCCAAGGCACCCTAGAAAACACCCAGCCTCTTTATATCGTTTAAGCCAAATTCAAGGCCAATATAAGGAGAATTTAAATGGCTTTTCAAACAGCAGCAGGTCATGGTAACCTGCCAAACGGTAACTTTAGTTCCGTAATCTACTCTAAAAAAGTTCAGCTTGCTTTCCGTAAGAAAACAGTTGTTGGTGATATCACTAACTCTGACTACTTCGGTGAAATTGCTGCTCAAGGTGATACTGTTCGCATTATCAAAGAGCCTGAAGTAAGTGTATCCGCCTATGCGCGTGGTACTCAGATTCAAGCACAAGACCTTGATGACGAAGACTTCTCACTGGTGATCGACAAAGCTAACTACTATGCTTTCAAGATTGATGACATTGAAGAAGCCCACAGCCATGCTAACTTCATGGACCTTGCTACAAGCCGAGCAGCCTACCGCCTGGCAGACCAGCATGACCAAGAAGTTCTCGGTTACCTTTCAGGTTATAAGCAGTCCGCTTTGCACGGCAAGGCCGACACTGTGAATGACCAAGTGAATGGTACGGTAGCTGTTGCTACTGCTGGCACAGACGAATTGCTTACGAGCATGAAGTTGAAAAAGGGTGACTTTGGTAACATCACAACTGCCTCTGCTGGTGATCACGCTATCCCAGTGGCTGCACGTTTGCCTGGTGCTACTGCACTTCCAACAGCTTATGTTTCTCCTGTGATGCTCATCAACCGTATGGGTCGTCTCATGGACCAACAGGATGTTGACAAGTCAGGTCGTTGGATCGTCATTGATCCTGTGATGATGGAAGTTCTGTGTGACGAAGACTCACGTTTTCTTAATGCTGACTTCGGTGACTCTGGTGCTCTTCGCAACGGTCTCGCAATGTCTAACTGGAATGGCTTCCGAGTTTATGTCTCTAACAACTTGCCAAGTGTTGGTACTGGTTCCTCTACTACAGGTACCACTAACCAAAACACAAACTTTGGTGTAATTGTTGCTGGGCATGACTCCGCTGTTGCAACGGCTGAGCAGATCAACAAGACAGAAACATACCGTGACCCTGACAGCTTTGCTGACATTCTTCGTGGTATGCACCTCTATGGTCGTAAGATTCTGCGTCCAGAAGGTATTGTAACTGCGAAATATAACCTTGCCTAGTAACGTATTGATATGATTGAGAAAACTCCCCACGACCACCCGTCAAGGGCTTCACGTTCTTGTAAGAATTGTGGGGAGTTTAAACAACCAGACCACTTCTCTTGTTATAAATCTAAAGCAAGTTATGGTGGGTACCAAGCTCAGACTTCTTGTAAAGATTGCGAGAAAGAGAGAAAGCTTAGGTCTCATCTCGAAAAGACGTATAACCTCACACTAGAGGAGTACAACGAGATGGTATCTGAGCAAAATAATCAGTGTTTGTTGTGTTTTCAAGAACCCTCAGATGTCTACGGACGTTTAGTTGTTGATCATTGCCATAAGACTGGAAAGGTACGTGGACTTCTATGTCGGATGTGCAATATACATCTATCTAAAATAGAGGCTTGCCCTGACTATCTTAATCGTGTTATACATTACTTAAAGTAAAACTAGTCATATTATTGAAAGGATTTCTAAATGGCTCTCTCAACTTCTCTTAAGTCTAAGGCCTTTATGGTTGAAAAGACTGTAAACCTGGGTACAGCTTCCGCTACGGTTGTTGGTCCTTCTGTTCCAGCTGGTAGTCTCGTACTTGCCGCTGGTGTTACTCTGATTGATGCTGTCGAAGACATTACTACATTTACTGTAGCTGTTGCCGATGACACCACAACTTTCATGGCTGCTACTAGTGTTGATGCTGGTTCTGCTGGAGACATCAAATTTGGTACTCAGACTCTAGGCGTAACTGCTGCTGATACTATTGATGCTGTCACAGTAATCTCCGGTACAACTGCTGGTTCTTCTGCTCGTGTATGGGCTATCGTCGTAGACGTAAATGAAGCAACTAAAGGTGCTGATGAAGTAGACCGTGATAAACTCGCGTAACTAAACTAACGGGTCATCCCTTCGGGGGTGGCCTACCTCCATTTTAGGGGTTGACAAGACCTCATTATTATGTTATAATAGGCTTAAGGTTGCCTAGGGTGATATACCTTAATATACTACTACTAAGGGACTGAGTAAGTACTATGACTTTGTACACTAAGAGACCTGGGTTTGTAAGAGAGACCTCTCAAGGGTCTAATGTTACAGATACCTCTAACTCCTCAACTACTTTGCTTACAGCTGCTTCTGTATTCACTGGTGCTTGGGTTGATGTAAGTGGGTTTGCTGATATAGTAGTCTCAGTCGCTACAGACCAAGATGGAACGTACTCAATACAGTTTTCACCAGATGGGACTAACACAGATAGTACTCTAACTAGGTATTACAGAACTGACCAGATTAATGTTCCTCATAGATTTACTATTACTCGTAAGTATTACAGAGTAGTTTTCACAAATACCTCAGCCTCAGACCAGACATATTTTAGACTGCAAGCTCACTTTGGGGCTTACTCCGATCTCAATTCACCTATCGACGGTACTCTTGCCCAGGACTTTGATGCAATTGTAGTACGACCTACAGACTACTTTGAAGAAGTAGCTACAGGTATTAGACAAGGTAAGACACTTTACCACAAGTGGGGTTACAACGAGGACGTTGATACTGCTGCTACTGAAATGATTGTCTCTGATGGTGGTATAAGAACATTCCTTACTACAGCCTCAACCATAAGTCTTGTCTCAGCTGATGTGAATGACGTTGATGCAGGTACTGGTGCTCACGGTGTAGTTGTCTACGGAATAGACGCTAATAGAGAAGCCCAGACAGAGGTTGTACTCCTTAACGGCACTACTCCTGTAATCACAACATCGACATGGCTAGGTATCAACAGAGTAGCTCTATACCGCTCTGGTACATCCCAAGCTAACGAAGGAGCTTTAACAGTCACAGCTACCTCTGATGCGTCCGTACAAGCCCATGTACCTTCAGGTGAGGGCACCACACAGCAAGCCATCTTCTTTACTCAGTCAGGTTATACGACCTTAGCTTCAGGGCTTATGATTAGTGCTTTGAAGATAGCAGGTGGTAGTTCCCCTCGGCTGACTATTAAGGGTTGGGTTCTATCTTTTGCGTCCAACTCTAAGTACGAGGTATTCAGAACTAGTATGGATACTGACTTGGATAATCACTTCGAGTATAACCCGTCACCTCCATTTCCTATAGGAGAAAACTCTGTTCTGTATTTTACAGCAGATACTACTGTAAACAACACATCAGTTAGCTTGAGATTTAACCTTATTGAGTCTAGGTTAGCAACAACATAATTGGAAGTATTTGATGAATTTTCTTGAACTAACAAATGATCTAGCCCAAAGGCTAAACGAAGTAGAACTTACATCTAGCAACTTCAGTTCTGTTGTTGGCGTCTACTCAGCTATGAAGCAGTCTGTGAATTCCTCTATCCAGTTTATCAACCAAGATGTATTTCAGTGGCCCTTTAACTTTGTCTCATACGAGGAGACTCTTACAGTAGGGACAGCTAGATACGCTTATCAGACTGATGCCAAGTGGGTAGACTTCAATAGTTTCCGTATTAAGAGAGATGCTGCGTTAGGTAATACTACTCGCCGTCTAGCTATGTTAGACTACGAAGTATACTTGGACTCTAAGATTGATGATGAGTATAACACGACTAACACTGGTATCCGTTCTATTCCACGTACAATCACACAAACACCTAATCAAGAGTACACAGTAAATCCTGTGCCTGATAAGGCTTATATCCTAGAGTACGAGTACTACCAGAAGGCTGTTGATCTAGTAGCCTATGACGATGTACCTACTCTCCCTGATGACTTCAGACATGTTGTAACAGATGGTGCTATGTACTATAACCATATGTTCCGTTCTGACTACGAAGCCGCTGATCGTTCCTTGTCTAAACTTCAACAAGGTGTGAAGAATATGCGTAAGAACTATAGCAACAGGTATGAGTACGTAAGAGATACAAGAGTAATGCGTAATGTAAGTACTCCTTACTTCACGAGGGTTTCTTAATGACTACTCGCTGGGAAACATACCCAATAGAGATAGCTGGCGGTTTAATTAAAAACCTTAGTGATATAAACCACGGCTTGAAGGTGCCAGGTTCTGCTATTAATCTTATTAACTTTGAACCATCTACTCAGGGTGGTCTTCGTCGTATCAATGGGTATGAGAAGTTTGATACTAATGTAGTGCCATCTGCTGACACAGCTACTCCATTACTAGGTGTCGGTTTCTTTGATGGTGACGTACTTGTTCCCCGAGAAGGCAAGGTCTACTCTTCTTCTGGTTCTGGTTGGACTGAGATTGCTACAGGTCGGACACAGACAACAAAGACTAGATTTACTATCTTTAACTTCGATGGCACAAGAAAGATCGTTGCGGTAGATGGAGTTAATTACCCTTGGACTTGGGATAAATCAAGCTTTGTTAACTTAACAGGCTCTTCTGATATTCAAGGAGCTAGTCACGTTATAGAGTTTAAGGACCACCTCTTCTTCTCTAAAGGTAATCTGGTTACATTCACTGTTCCTTTTGATGAGACTAGTTATTCTGTAGCTGATGGTGCTGGTAATTTCAGGGTAGAGTCTGATGTAACAGGTATGATTGTCTTTAGAGAGAGGCTGTTCATCTTTTCTTCTGATAAAATTCATGTACTCGATGGAGTTTCTGTAACAGACTTTAGCCTTACCTCTGTCTCTGAGAAGATTGGTTGTGTGCGAACAGACACGATACAACAGGTCTCTGGAGACGTAGCCTTTCTAGCTGCTGATGGTGTTAGACTCCTAGGGGCTACTGATCGTCTCGGTGACTTCTCTAATCTCATTGCTTCTTCTCAGATTCAAGCAGACGTAGTTGACTTCTTAAACTCTTTCGAAAACTACTCCTCAATGGTCGTTCGAGGTAAGTCACAGTACAGGGTCCTAGGAACCTCCTCAGGGTTATCTCGTGTTAACTGTGGTGGTTACTTAGGCACTCAGTTCGAGCCTCAGAACCCACAGTCTTTCCAGTGGGGAGAACTCAAGGAACTCAAGGTGTACGCTTCGGATAGCCAAGTCTACGATGGGGCAGAGTATATCGTAACTATTGATGCAGAGGAAGAGTACGTTTACAGAATGGAGATGGGGCCAGACTTTGATGGAGAGATTATTAAGTCTTCTTTCTGGACACCTTACATCTCTTTCACAGACACACTGAAAAGGAAGACGTTCTACAAAGTAGATACATTTATTGTGTCAGAGTCAGATACTGAAGGCACACTAACTCTTTCTATTGACCAAGGTACCTACAAAAAGCCTCAACCAACTCCCCAAGTCCTATCCTCATCGGCAATGCCACCACTCTGGGATGACTTTGAATGGGGTTCATCTGACTGGGGTACTGGCGATCCTTCTTCAAGGATTTCTACTGTCTTGCAAGGTTCCGGATTCACCGCTTCGATACAATATGACTTTAATAATAGCTCATCACCGTTCGTCATCGACACAATTTTTGTTGAGTTCTCAGAGGAAGATAGGAAATAAACATGGGTACTGGTTACAGCAGAGTTGATATAGTAAATAACATTGCCTCAGGTAAGAGGGCAAATGCTGCGGATATTGATGGGGAATTTGATGCCTTAGAGTCTGCTTTTGATGAAACCTCTGGTCACTCTCATGATGGTACAGCTGATGAAGGTGGTTACGTTCCTCTTATATCGGATGGTGACGCTAAGAATAAAGTAGTAGTGGACACAATTAACGATAGAGTAGGTGTCTTTGTAGAGGTTGCGGCTGCAGCTACTGAGCAGATTCGTATTCAAGATGGGGCTATTGTTCCTGTCACTGATGATGATATCGACCTAGGTGCCGCTAGTCTTGAGTTTAAAGACCTGTACATCGACGGTGTTGCATATATTGATGACATCCAAGGTCCTCTCACAGGTAACGTAACTGGTGACCTTACAGGTAATGTGACCGCTGCTTCAGGTTCTTCTTCTTTCACTAATGTAACAGTCAATGGTACTCTTGATGTAACAAATACCCCTATTGAGAATGTCTCGGACCCGACCACTAACCAACAAGCAGCTACTAAGACTTATGTAGACACCGCTGACGCCTTAAAGCTTAACCTAGCTGGAGGTACCATGAGTGGTGCCATTGATATGGGTACAAGTAAGGTTACTGGTCTAGGTGATCCTACCTTAGCTCAAGATGCAGCTACGAAGACTTACGTAGATACTGCTGACTCCTTGAAGCTTAACTTAGCTGGAGGTACCATGAGTGGTGCCATCGCTATGGGTACAAGTAAGATTACTGGCTTAGGTGACCCTACCTTAGCTCAAGATGCAGCTACTAAGACTTATGTAGATACTCAAGTTGCTTCTGTCATTGACACTGCTCCTGCGGCACTAGATACACTTAATGAGCTTGCTGCTGCACTGGGAGATGATGCTAATTTCTCCACGACAGTAACTAACAGTATTGCTACTAAACTCCCTCTAGCTGGAGGTACCATGAGTGGTGCCATTGCTATGGGTACAGCTAAGATTACAGGACTGGGTGACCCTACCCTAGCTCAGGATGCAACTACAAAGACGTATACAGATACAGCTGATGCCTTAAAGCTTAACTTAGCTGGAGGTACCATGAGTGGTGCCATCGCTATG